AGAAGTTTCTTCCCCTGCATCACTAATAACACTAGCAGTATAGCTATGCACATCAAATCCATCTTCTATCTCCTTCATTGCAGTTTCATCTTGTGATAGGAATGCTGATACTCTAAACTCAAGTTGGGCAAAGTCAGCTTCTAATATTTGTCCACCATCCCAACGTGATACAAATACTTTCTTAACAGGAAATGTACCACCTCTAGGCATATTCTGCATATTAGGGTCAGCACCACTAAATCTTCCTGTAGAAGTTCTGTGTTGTAGTAACCTGACATGAAGTTTGCCATCAGGTTTTATGTGTGTTGTTATGCCATCAACAAAGGATGACAGGTATGTTTCTAGTGCTGATAATCTCTGCAAGTCTTCTAAGAATTGTAAAGCATTAGTTAATTTATTTTTCTTAGCTATGTTCTGTAGTATAACTAAGTTTGTTTTATTGACAGTAAATCCATTTGAACTAACCCATTTAGCATTGGGTGGTGTAAACTTTAGTCCTGCTATTGCAGGGGTAGATTTGAAGTGATATCCATTAGAGTTGCAATCACTACAATTATTAGTATTAGCATAGGGTATACCATTCTTTCTAACCTTTCTTATTTTACCTGTACCAAGACAAGTTTGGCATCTTTGTGCTTTTGTTTTATAAACTATATCTGAATTGTTTTTAACAGTTTTCTTGTAATCCTTATCAGGCATATAAGGTGTAAAGGCATTTGCCCACATGACTTTATCTTTAGGCTTTCTGCTATAAATAACCCAAGACATCTGTTCAGGACTGCTTAAATTAATAGGTGTATCTCCCATTAGTTGTATAACTTGTTCTTTCAACCTGTTCTCAATGGCAATCTTCTCATTCTGAAACTCTGTCTTAACATTATCTAATGTATCAACATCAACTTTGAATCCTCTTTGATATATCTTTGCCAATGCTACTGCCACTTGGTTTGTTAGTATAACTGTATCCATCAATACTGCATCATCTATTTTGTTAAGTCTAATGTATTGTCTTTGACTTAATTGTTGTGTGGCTTTTAAATCTGCTACAAGATACTCTGTTAATTCATCTCTAGGTATCTCGTCAGTAGCATAGCCTTTAGCAAAATAGTCTTTCAAAGTATCTTGCTTTTTAGTTGGCAGGTCATATCTTTCAGCACAATCTTTTAAATGTAAAGGTTGCTTGATACCTCTTTGTAAAATATATTCAGTAAGCATTGTACAGAAGATAGCACCATCATACTTAAATCCTGATTCCCACAACCACATTAAATCATAGACTATGTTATGTCCTATCAATATAGTTGCCCTGTCTAATACCTTTTGTATAGCATCAAAGGAATCTGCATCTCTATCTGTATTAAACAAGTGCATTGCACCATTATCTTCTAGGCAACCTACCATAACTAACTTATTGTCAGGCTCAAATGGGTCAAGATGTAACTTACCATCTCTCTTGGTTGTTGTGTTCTCTACATCAAGTGTTAGTTTCATTCGTACCTCGCAGTTAAGTAATCTAATTGAGAGATAACTTTACCATGCCAACCTGATAATTTATTCTTAACAACATTCAAATGCCTAGCAGGACCTTCTTCATCTTCATCAGGATTTTTAACTGCATCTTTAGCTATTAATAGCATTAAATCAGCTTCTGCAGCCTTGCCTGTTCTACTGCCTTCCATCATAGCCTGATTCAAATATATCTTGCCCTCTGCATCTGCTGACAGTTGTGACATATAAAATATAGCACAGTCGTGTAGCTTTGCTATCTGTCGAGCATGAATGGCATTAGCTTTCAATGCTTCATCTGTCCTAGCAAACCCACCTGACCTAGCAAACTTATCTCCCATGTCTAGTATAACTATATCAGGCTTATAAGACTTACAAACACTCTCAACCCATGCCATGTCACGACCTGATGCATCTTTAATAAATATATTTTTCTTAACTATCTCATATTTATCTCTAGCTTTATCAGGATTAGCTTTTATCTCATGCATTGTCATACCTGTAGCTGATGTTAGATATCTTGCACCAACTCTATGTGCTGATTCTTCGTTACATAACACGACACACTTAGCACCTTGATGGGCAAAGCCACCTGTACTAGCAACCAATGATGCATGGAAAGATGTTTTACCTGTATTTGGTCTAGCACCTATCTCAATCAAGTGTCCTGCAGAAACTCCCTCAACTTTTCTAGTTAATGTAGAAACATTAAATGTCCACTTAGCCTCTAGATTATTCTTAGATATTAAAGTTTCCAAACTCATATCATCCCATTCTATGTTAAGATTAGGTGTAAAATCCTCGCCATATACCTCAAGAATGTTTCTAATGGGTTCAAGAGAGGACTTACTACCATTAACATAGTCAAAGCCAATATTAGCAATGTCCTCGCCAACAACCTGTTGAAATAACTTAGACAATACTTCTTGTGCGACATCATCTCCAAGAGGATTCTCCTTTTTTATTTTATTAAACAAACTTAGATATGCTTGTTTTTGTGCAGTAGTCATTGATGGATTGCCTGATATAAACAAGGCTTCTATTTCATCAGGTGTGACTGTCCTATCATATGTTGACATTGCTTTGTCAATAGCTTGTTTTATTTTTCTTACGTCTTTACTGAAAAGTCTATCAGGACATCTAGCACCTCTATGCTCATCATAGAAAGGTTTGTCCATCAAACTCCTAATTAACGATAATTCCATGTTGTTTCTCCTTTGGGGTCAGGTTATATAAATTATCTAAATCTTCTTTGTTTCTGTATTTTAAATCGTCTTTCAATCTTAAAACTTTTACGTCATGCACATGACCTCTTAACTCTTTTGCAAAGGCTAGTGTTTTGGGCATTGCATCAGGGTCTAGTGCTATAATCACAGTTGAGAATTGCGATAGATACTGCCTGTGTGATTCGCTTAATGATGTTCCCAACACAGCTACCCCTACAAAAACATCACTACCTACAACAGTAGCACTAATGCAATCCTCAACCACGACTGCTACACTACCACAACCAAAAGTAAAAGGCAAATTGTTTTTTCCATATCTCTTCCACTTAGGAAGTCTGTGAGTAACTGCCTTGCCTATGGCATCAACAATTTCTCCATTATCTTTGATATGAAACACTACCCTTTTCTCTTTTATGTCATAGTGCAGATTCAATTTATCACAGTCAAGTTCCCAAAGTTCACAAAAATCCATGACCTCTCGTCTATAACCATGATGTACCACATACTCAGGCATAATAAACTTTTCATCTAGTTGTTTAACTAAATCTAATGATGCCCTTATGTCATCCACAGATAAGTGTATTCTTTTTGAACCTGATAATCTACAGGATGCTTTGTAACAATTCCACAAAAGATTGCCCATATTATTTGTAACACTAAAAGTTTTATAGCCATTACATTGTGGACAATTCATTCTTTTGTTTTCTCCTACACTTAAATGTAAATCATTTATATATGTATATATATTCATATATGTATCACTTCCCTGTGGCACTTAATATGCTTTTACCATACTTTTGTCGAGTTGTCAATGCATTTTTTGCAGAGTCCAAAGTATTTTTCATATATGGCTTTACTGATTGTGGATTTGCATGACCTGTAACAGACATAATCTGACCCATTGAAACTCCTGCTTCAACCATTTCAGTTGTACCTGTTCTTCTCAAGTCTGCTATCCGTAGCTCATTAGGAAGTCCACAGAGCTTTATTACCTGTCTTGCTACTATTGATAGCCTATGAAGTGTATAGGGGTTGTATGAGCTTCTAATCGCCTTTGGTACAGGTGCAACATATTCTTGAAAGTCATAATCATTTTTTTGTTCTTCCAACATTTCAAATAAGTTTTCACTAATTGGAAGACTAACACTTGCACCTCTTTTAGATTGCTCCAAGTTCAATACCTTGTTGTTAAAATCTATATTGTCAAACTTTAACAACCTCATATCTCCTACCCTTTGACACCATTCGTAGGACATCTGAACAATTAAACCTATACTCCTGTACCTAAAATCGTTGTAACAAAAATCTAGTAGTGTAGTTATTTGTTCTCTTGTCCAAACAGTTTTTCTAGGCTTGTTAACTTTACATTTAAAAGTAGAGAATGGATTATACTCAACATAACCCATCTCCATTCCAAAAGAATAAACTTTCCTAGATGATGCAACAATGTGGTTTGCC